AATGTAGAAGTAGCTGCCGGAACTGCAACGGTTGTGCCCGATGCGTTTTTACATGTGATGATGTCAGCTGTACCGTTATTAATTAAGTATAACTTCTCAATAGCTGGTAAAACTAAATCTCTAGCACCACCTGTAGTTCCTGTTAGATTAAGTCTAAGATTTCTACCTACTTGAGCTGCGTTTGTATCTGTCAGAGTAAGCGTTACATTACCACTAGAAAATGTAACATCAGCCGATCCTGTAATGGCTTCTTGTAGAGCTGTTCCTAAGTTTGTGTTTGTTGTATTGCCCCATACTCCAGACTGCTCTCCGGTTGCTATGAGTTCAATTTTTAGATCTGAATATGTACTTGCCATGTCTATCTCCTATTAACTTGTTTGGCCGCTTGCAGGTACACTTGTGACATGGACTTTTGTGTGTTGCTTAGGATTCCATGCGGCACCACAATCAGAGCAGATTCCTGATTCGTATTCTTCTGCATCTACATGCATTCCACAACTGGAACACTCTAAATGCGTTTCATATTTATTTACTATTGTACCATCTTTTAATGTTTTTGCTTCAACTATCATGCTACTATCCTTTTCCAATTAGGGTCTTGAGTTGTGTCTATCAATCCCCATACTAAAGTAAAATCGTTAGTCTCGCAAGTTCCACTAACCCCCGTTACACTTACATTTGCTTTACCACTTATGCTAACTGATCCAGTCGCCCCAGTTCCCGCTACTCCTGAAAGTAAAACTCTATTTTCTGTAATAGTAGTGGTAGTGCCTGGTGTAGCTGTCGCACTTACCCCTGTTAGGGATACTGTTGCTTTGGCTTCTACAGTAACGTCGCCAAGATCAGTTGTACCAAAGTCTCCTAATACAGCTTCTACTACAGAATCTGAAATAGTAGATACTGCGCCTAACGCTGTTGTTCCTACAACCCCAGTAACTGTATGTGATGATTCTGCATCTACAGCAGCAGTTCCTAAAGCTCCTGTTGCACTTACACCCGTTACTACTGCTAAAACAACCGGTCTACCCCAAGTTCCTCGACCCCAAGGTCCAGAACTCCAGCCAGTCCATGTTTCTACATACTCTACATACCCAAGTCCAGTTGTACCCCCTACACCACTTACCGTAGTTGTTGATACACCCGATGTAGCAACTGATCCTACAGATCCTGTTGCGCTGACTCCGGTTGGTGACGCTCCGCCACCTGCAATAACTTCTGTTGTTGTGCCTAACCCAGTTGTACCTGCTAGCCCCGTAACTGTAGTATTAACAAAGATAGCAAAGCCAACATCCCCAAGGGCTGAAGTGCCTGCTAGTCCTGTTACACTAGCGGTAGCATTGGCTGTTGTCGTAACGCTACCTAAGCCTGTGGTTCCAGTAAAATTAGTTACTGTTTCCCCAAACAAATCGGAAGACCACGACCCAGAGCCATAACCACCTAGGTTGATAATCTGGTCAGCCATAACAGACCTCTATTACGCTATACGTATAATTGCGTTTGTAGCATCAAATGTTGGGAATACTACTGAGAAATCTCCCGCTGTTGATGTTTTATCTCCACCAAAATCTAATACTGCGACAGCTGTGTCAGACATCGTATCATTATAGATTAATGCACCTCTAGCTGTAATACTCGCTGTGCTCCAAGTTTCAGTTGAAAAGTTAAGAATCGCTGTTGTACCTGATGCTTGTGGTACAGCTGAAACAGTTAACGCTTGACCAGTCGCAGTATATCCTGTTCCTGATGTTTCGCCTGATGCTGTGTAAGCTGTTGTTGCTGCGCCCAAAGAAGCTGACGATGTATATAACGCCATCTTAAATGAATCTTGTGTATTAGCACTACGTGCTACGTTCGCTGTATTAAAGTTATGACCGCCGCTAAGCAATTCAACTTTAAATGACGTACACATTGCTTGTGAAATTGCCATGTTTTTCTCCTACAATTCTAAAATTGTTTTAATTAAATCTGAATGCCCTGCTTCACGCAGTTTATTCGCTAGTGTTGTACGGTCCGACTTCACCGCTATTTTTAAATGGTGTATTAGAACTTGCCTAATATGCCCTTTAAAAGCTTCCGCTTGTTCCTTTATTAAAGGATTTGCATCTTTGCTGACATACATAATTTTATCTAACGCAAACTCAGCTATTTCTTCTGGTGTATGTCCTCTATGAGATGTTGTATGTACCTCAAAATTTAAATCACCTAAGTTTAATTGTTCCATTATACCCCTTTAGTTGTTAAAATTAACCTATTCTTCTGCCTCTTCCAGGAACCGGTATTCTTGCTTGACCGCTTCTATAGGCATCTCTTCTATTTTTACCTTCACCTAAACCTGTTAATAATTTCATTGCTTCTTGATAACGTGCTGTATAGTTGGCTACCGTATCAGGCTCTGACAACATAAATGCAGCTGCTTCCAAAAGAGTCCCATACAAAAGAGCGCTATCAAAATTATCACCCAGCCAAGTATTCCCAGCAGTAACAATAGTTTCAGGATAGTAGTAATAATGTAGCTCTGTATTGTAATCAGCATCTGGTGTTGGCCCTAATATCATTGCAGTATCATCAAAAATAGCATAATACTCTGGTTTACCTCTAAAAGCTGCATCAGTATCAGGAAACGATTCTCTGATAAAGTTAACATCTTTATTTAAAAGATATGTATATTCGTTATCACTGTTTATAACAGCTATACTGAAAGATGATAACCAGTCTGTAGGGAGACCCATATATTTATTACCGAGCGTCATTTCTCCTGTTACATTCTTTCGTAGATCAGGTAATTGAGTCGTATTATATATTCTCTGTTCAGCATTTTGTATAAAAGTATTTATATCCGCAGTGGAATATTGATTCTCAGTATAACTTTGTACTGCTGCTACTAATTCTGTATAGTTCATCGACTATTCCTTACGCCATTGGTCCGCGAGCTTTAGTGCCTTTAGTAGCTGCACCATTACCACGAGTTTCTACGCCTGTTGTCTTAACATCTTTTTCTGGATACCCAGCAAAGTTAGGTACAGGTACGTCTTGTGGTTGTGCAAAGCCATCTACCATTTTAGCTTTTCTTTCTTTGTTTTCTTTAGCCATCTTAATCTCCTAGTTCTACGGTTACAGTACCTAAACCACCGGCACCTTTTAAATTATCAGGTATATCGGGTATTGCTAATAAATTACCTGATCCTACTGGGTTCCAACCCCATTGTATATCTCTTGACCCAGTTATGTTGTTGTCATTAAAACTTTGGTCAGGTCTTGGATCTCGCACTGCTTGAGGATCTTCTACTGGATACATCCCCTGCATATTCTGTGGTTGATCTGGGTTCCAACACTCTTTACAAGCTTTAACATTAGTGTTAGTTTTTCTTACATATAAATCTTTTAATTCTCTAAGCTTAAACTGAAAACCACAAACATCACAGTCAGCTATTGCATTCTTATTAGTTGTATACCTATTGCTCATTACTTACCTTTAAGATAGTTCCTATCCACAATAACCATACCACCTTCTTTCATCATATTAGATCGTTTTTTTATTCTTTCTTTCATCAAATCTATAGACCGTTCATTACCTCGATCATTTCTTTTTCTTGTGGAAATTGCAGGAGCAGCTGGATTACGAGGTTTTTTACCAAATTTACTTCCTCTTCGAGGTGGCTGAACTAACCCTGGTGAAAATTCAGGGCGACGCCTAGCTTTCTTTTTCTTCTCTAGTTTGTCTTTTAAATGTTTTTTAACTTTTTTCTCAAGTTTAAATAAAGGGTTAGTATCTAAAAATTTCTTTTTTACTTTATCTTCAGGTGAGCCTTTTTTAATCTTTGGTACTGATCCACCTTCTTCCATGTATCCCATTTTGTTGCGCACAGGTGTAGGTAACTTTCCTAAACTTTTCTTTTTATTTGCTGGTACTTCTTTCATCTTAATCTCCTATACGTATGATGTTCTTGGTGCTATGGTTAAAGTTGCTTTTTCTCTGTCCTCAGTTGAAGCGAGTAGCCACTGCTCTTCATATTCTGCTTTTAAAAATTGTGTTCTGTCGCCTGCTTCAGGTATTTTTATAGATAAGTAATATGCTAATCCTGCTACTAAACATGGTAGAAATCTAAATGGTACATGTTGTGTATTAACACCTGTACCTGCATCATCAATTCTTTTTAACATCCAATATACAAAAGTATAACTTGCGTCATTAGGAATAGGCCATAGAGTTATCTTAGGGATCTCTGCTTGTCTGTCTATATAAACTTGTATCGGTCTGCCCGTGTCGTTCTTACTTGGGATAGATGCATAAGTAGGATTTGACACCCTAGAAATAGCTATGTCTGACTGAGTTGTTCCAGACCCAGTTCTTATGACTTGGCTCATGAGGTCGATGGTAGTCGCGGGCAAATCGTAAGTGGCTGTACCAGAAACTAATGGAATAGATCCTTGTTCAACAGTCCATAAGTTAACTCCTCGGTTAGCCCACTCTATTGTAAGTAAATTTAAACTACGTGTCGCGGTTCTTAAATCATATCCTGTTCTTAACTCTGAACCACACCGCTCAAACGCTTCTTCTACAAGAAGGTTAAGGTCTAAATTAAATGCATGTGTATTCGTTGTAGCCATTATGCTTTCTTCCTTGTTGTCTTTTTACGTCTAAGTGAAGCTACTCTACGTGGCTTCCCTGCTGGTTGCCCAAGTCTTTTCTTTTGGGCTATTCTAGACTTCTTTTGTGCTGCTGTCATTTCTCCAGATGTCTTTGGAGTTTTAGCAGATACTCGTTTACTAGGTCTGCAATAAGGTGTACCACGTTTATCACCTTTTTTCCTACCGCAAGCTTTGCCAGTCTTTACGTCTTTCCAGTCTTCTTTGAACCAGCGTTTTAAAGCGGCTCCTTTAGCTGTCTTTCGTACTGCCATTATTTACCTTTCTTTCTACATTTAGCGATGGCACCAGAAGCATAAGCACTAGGAAAGACTTTATAACTTGCTTTTACTTTATGGTAGCATGCGTCTTTTACAGTACCACCTTTTTTTAATTTAGTGGGTTTAGTATGACCATAACCTTTTTTCTTAAGCGCTAAATGTTTAGCTTTAGTGTTGGCTCTAACTGCTTTGCCCGTCTTCATATCATACATCATATGAGACTTAAATACCTCGCCCCCAGCTTTCATCTTCTTAGGTTTAGAGTGACTACATCCGCAATCAGCTTTTACACTTCCACCCGTTTTTAGCTTCTTTACTTTTTTAGAGTTTATACACCCCATTCCGCGAGAAGCTCTCATTATCTAGACCTCTTAGCCCTTGTGTGACCTTTAGTTGCACAGCCATCAATAGAGCCGCCTTTCTTAAATCCAGTCATGCTTGGTCTACTAGGTCCACGTTTCTTCAGATTAACTTTTGGATCTTTATTTCTAGGTTTAGGCCCAGTACTTGGTCTACCCATAGAAGTCATAGTAGGTCCTGATGGTCCTTTACGTCGAGCCGGTTTTTTTACATCAGCTTTCTTAGCTGCTGGTTTAGGGTCTGGTCTATTAACCTTAGCCATGTTAGGCCCCATATTAGTCTTAATAGGTTTATACCCTTCTGACCCTGGAGCTCTTGTTGCTTTACTTTTATTTTTAGCTGCTGGTGCTTTTTTAGCTGCTGGTGCTGATTTATTATTACCATATCCTGGTAAATTCTTTTGAGCAGCTTTCAATCTTTCAGCGGGTTTTGCTCCAGACTTTCTTAAGTCACGCAGGTTTTTAACTCTTTTTTCTCTAGCGTTAGCTAGTCTTTGATTTTCCTTAAGTCTTTCTGCAGTAGCTAATTTTCTATCAGACTTCTTAGTATTGCCTCTAGCTTTTGCAGTTCTACTTTCAGCTAATCTAGCTTCTGCTGATAAATCAGACCGTAGAGCTTTTCTTTTTTGCTTTAAGATTTCTCTATTTTCTTTTGCTGTCCTATACTTCTTATCCATATCCGTAATTACTTTTCTTCTATCTGCACGGACTTTAGCTTTAGCATCAGCTTTTTCTTTATCACGTTTTTTTCTTTGAGCTCTAATTTCTTCTAATGTTGCCATTTTAATTCTCCTTAGTTAAACCATACGACCACGGGTGTGGCCTTTAGTAGCAATACCGTCTGCACGTTTAGATGCTGAGCTAACTTTTCCGCCTTTCTTGTATCCTTTGACTTTACCCCCGCCCATCATTTTTAATTCGCCAACTACACGATTTTTTTCGGCAGCTAAATTACGCTTACCTTTTTTAGTGTACCCTTTTTCTGCGTCAACTCTACCTAATTCTTCAAGTCGATTCATCCTTTCAGTATTCATGACTTTCTCCTTATTTATTGATCCTATTACTCGAAGCTTCAGGTTTTCTTGGTTTAGCGCCTTCGTCTTCAATAACTTCTTTATTACCAAATAACTTTTGTACTGTCTTGGTTTCCCAAATACGAATGCCCATCCATATAATAGTAAATAGCGAAGCTAATACAGGTAGTATAGACATCATAGTGCCAACAGCAGTAAAGATAGCCGATAGGTCTATCAAGTGTTTTGTTGTTTCATCCATTTTTAACATTTCCATCGTTTACGTGCTTGACGCAATCTAGAGTTTGGATCTTTAGCAGCTTTAGGAAATTTTTTCATTTGTCCTGCAGATCTTGCACAAAATGACTTACGCCTCTTTGCATCTTTAGAACCTTTCTTAACTTTCCCTGTTACAGCTGTTTTAAGTTTAGAACCTGGGTTTGCAGCTCGATAGGCTTTTACGCCTTTCTTTGTCATCCCCGCTCCTGTTTTAGTCTTTCTAAAGTTACCTGACTTAACCGAAGTTTTGATTCCCATTCCTTTTTTTCTAGTTGTTGCCATCTATACACAATCTCCTTGTGATTCAAACCAACGCCTTAATTCCTCAAGGCGTTCTTCATTGCTGATTGGTTTGGGCTCTTCTTCCATAGTTTATCCACAGAATACCGTTAATGATGTCACAGCTGCTGTTTGAGTTACTACTCCAAACGTTGTTTGTGGCTCATTCCCGTTAATTAAAATTCCGTCGCCTGGTAAAGCCATCTGTTGTGACTCTACATTAGCTGGTGTAGCTATACTTAATAAAACTCTATCTGATGCTGCATTACCATCTAAGGTTAATGTAACACTACCTGCTCCTGCAGAACCTACAAAATAGAATCCTTTCATTCTAGTTCTAGGTAAAGCCATACCATCAGCAATAGCATTGCCAATACTTACATTGGATGCTACCGCTGCGTCTGATGAAATACTAGTAATTTTAGAATAGTAGTTTACGGAAGTTGCGGTGTCAGCATCGACGCCAGCTACAGTTTCAGTGGTTACAGACTGAGATAAATCCCCAGCCACATATCCAGTGATAGTAAATGTAGCGGCAGTTGCGTCTCCTGCACAAGTAAATAGAATTTGATAGCCAGCCCCGTTATCTAGAGGCTGATTAGTTATTAATGTTATATCTCCGGCACCACCAATAGCGGCTGCGGCTCTATATAACGTAGCTGAATAACTAGGAGTGACGGCCCATATATCTGTTGTTATAGCCATTGTCTATTCTCCTATTTAAGCAGTACGTGTAAGTGTGTAACCTGTAGCTGAACCAGGAGTTACTCCATCACCGCCAGTAAACATCATAGTAAATTGAGCCATACCAGTAGCACCAGAAGCAACTACTAATCTACCGAAAGCGACTGCAGAAGCAGTAATAGTAGCAGCGTCAGATAATGA